CACCTGTCGCTGGATCGGGTGCGTTGATCCCGTCTTGGCCTATAAAGCCGCCTGTACGTTTAGCCATCAGAGGCTCCTATTAGCTAATTTCCTCGTAGCTAACGATCACTTCCAGATCATTCGCAGTACCAGCAGTCGCCGTGATGGAACGGTCTTCTTCAAGATACAAAGCTGTGCCTTTGTCTACAGCGACCAAGGATGCGTCAGCCGGAACCGAGATAGTGCTGACCAGCGAGTAAGCTGTGCCACCGCCAGCAGCGGCGCTGTGTACGTCAACTGTAACATCGCAGGCATTGGAGCCATCGACGTTTGCGACTTGGATCATGTTGATCTTAAACACCTTGCCCGATGATGCAGCGTTGCTGACCAGCGTTGTCTGTGAAGTTGAAGAAAGCGCGACAGTGGCGGATTTGCCTATGATCGTGCTTACATCTACGATATTTGGTGCAGCCATTTTCTAGCCTCCTTTACCCAAAAACGATAGCCATAGCTATGGCCTTACCAGTTGATATACCAGCACTACCAAAACTAATAGTACCCGCTCCGTTAGTCACTAAAGCCTGCCCGTTTGTACCGTCAGAGGTAGGCAGCGTTAAAGCTGTGACAAATGATTGAAGGTTTGCATCATAGGCCAGAACATCTGATCCTACTGCCACACCTAGATTTGTCCTTGCTGTACTCGCGTTGGCAAGGTCCGATAAATTGTTAGCGGACTCAAGGAACGTAGTAAGGTCAAACGTGGCGGATAAGTTAACCACCGCAGCGCCTGATCCAGCACCGTCACAGTAGATTACTGCGCTTTCGCCATTGGGTACGGTAACATTTGCGCCAGACCCTTGAGATATGATTACGGATTGACCAGAATTATTCTTAACAAAGAACAACTTTTCTTGATCGTTTGGAGATACCGTTACGGTATTCGTTCCAGAAGGAGAGCCACCAAACACAAGCACCTTATACTGACCATCAGATAGAGAACCGTCTACCGTAGTAAGTGTATGCGTTGTTCCAGAAAGACTAATATCGCCTACACCATTGGTAAGTCTATCAATAATCTGAAGGTTTACGTTTGTGGTATCACCCCATGTACCAGACTGTTCGCCATTGGCGATCAGCTCAATACCGCTGTTTACTGTGTATGTACTAGCCATGAAGCATTAACCTCCTGTCACGGTCTAATTTGAGTATACTCTGTTGTGGCGCTTGGTGCAATATTTGTCCACACTGCTGTTTCGTCTGGAACTATTCTGCCCCATACTGTGACTCCTCTTGGGCCTAGCAACCCAGTTGCCTCTACCCCCGTGACAGGGACATCAACACCTGTACCTCCGGTAACACTAACAGAACCAACACCCGTTGTCACCTCTAAGCCTGTAACAGGAACTCTTATGCGTGGGGTAACGACAACGCCGTTAACCTCACCTGTTGCCTCGACATTAGTGCCAACTGGTTGACTCCAAGTGCCTGCGCCCCAAAGGCTCCTGCCCCAACCTGAAGCGGAAGAAGTTGTAACGTAAACAGTGGCGTTTAGAATAAGACCATTTACAATGCCTGTGGCCTGCAGACCTGTAACCGGAACACTTGCTACACCTGTGGCTGTAACTGAATCTACGGCACTTGTTGATTCAAGACCTGTAAGCGATACAGAAGAATCCGCAGATACCGATACATCATTTGTAAATGTAGAGCTTGATATGCCTGTAACATTTACATCGGCACCTGCGCCCTCAACAACAGTGACTGACCCAACAGTACTTGAGGCAGCAATGCCTGTAACAGGAATGTTTGGAGCATCGCCAGACACAGTAACAGAACCTACTGCACCAGTTGCCTCGACACCAGAAACGCCAATTACAGTTTCCCCGTTGATCGAAACAAGGCCAACAGAACCTGTGGCTTCTTGACCTACTGGCTGTGTGGGGAAACCACCAACCTCGCCCGTTGCAAACAAACCCGTTTGGGAAACGAGAACATTAGTAGACACAGCAACAGAGCCAACAGAACCCGTTACGGAAAGGCTCCCTAGTTGTACGGGAAGTTGTCCAACCGCGCCCGTGCCAGCTACACCCGTTGGAGAAATAACAGCTTCGTTAACGACAGTTACAGAACCAACGCCACCGGATACGCCTAGGCCCGTTGCTGGTATAGTTGCTGCGCCCTCAATGGAAACAGAACCCACACCTGTAGTTACGCCAATGCCAGAAACGGCGATACCAGAAGCATCACCTGATACCGTGACGATACCAACAGCGCCAGAAGCAGAAGGAAGGGTAACGGCTGGATTACTCCAAGTGCCGCTACTCCAACTACTTCGGCCCCAGCCTGTGAATATTACTCTGGCATCCGCCATAACCTGTCACCCCTATGGAGAGTTTAGGCTATACGGATAATAGCGTTGCTCGCATCTGCTGTTGGGAATACAATCTGGAAGTCACCAGATGTAGACGTTTTATCTGCACCGAAGTCCAGAACAACTACAGTCGGGTCACCCGCTGCGGTATCATTATAGATCAACGCGCCACGAGCAGTGATTGTTGCAGACGTAAAGGTCAGGTCATTGAAGTCTGTAAACGCAGTTGTGCCAGACGTTGTCGGTGTGACGTTAGTCAAAGCACCGCCGCCAGCAACATACGAGCCAGAATCACCAACTTCGTTTGTTGCGGTATACGCTGTTGTAGCCGCTGTAAAAGAAGCACTGTTGTCATACAACGCCAATTTAAACGTGTTGCCTGTAGCGTTTGTAAAGTTATGTGTAGCCGTCATAAGTTCAGACTTGAACGAAGTACACATGTAGTTTCCAGTAAAGGCCATATTAAAGTCTCCTTATGAGGTCAGCCAGATCGGGATGTCCCGCATCATTAAGTGCATTATACACAGTTGTGCGGTCACTGCGAATAGCCTGTCGCATATAATATGCAACAAGCGTCTCAATGTGCTTTCGGTAAGCACGAGCTTGATCCCTGATAGCTGGGGGTGCTGTATCAGATACAGAGATCAACTTCTGAACGCATTGCTCAGAAAGTTCTTCTGGAGTAAACCCTCTGTTGTCACTTGTGTTGACTAACACAACCTGCTCATCACGAGGCATATCAAGTTTAAACTCAAACATTTACATTTCCATCCTTGGCTCGCCATCGCGGTAACTATCCCGCTTCAGTCTGCCTTCTCCCAATACAACTAGACGCCTCATGGCGTTGTCAAAGCCTTGCTGATACATAGACAGCACATCTGCTTCGCCCTTCATAAACACATAAGCGTTTATTAAACTTCCGTAAAGCAGAGCTTCTTCGGCATTGTCCCCAAGCCAAGAAGTGCCAGACGCTACGATTGAAGGTGGATCGTAGTAATAGTGCAATTGAACATTATAATCTGCGTCAGGTGTTGGACCTAAGATGAAATTACCGGGAGAGTTCGTTGACGAAAAGTCACCATCAAACTCAGAATAATACTTAGGAAGACCAGTCGTACCAGTTTGGTTAGGGTAAGCCTCACGCATGAAGTTCACATCCTTCTCTATCAAGAAGGTATAGTTACCACTGCCATCAATCACCGCAAAAGAGAACGGTGCCAAAAAGTCTGATGGCCTAGCGATATACGGATTGTTTTGATCCATGCTCGCGTTCACGTTCTTGCGAAGCTCTGGAATCATCACCGTGCGGTGTATAAGCTCCTCGGCTTGCTCTATGAACGTAGGAATCTGAGAGACGAAGGTTGTCTCGTTGTTCTCAGTGTAGTCCTGTATGGCCTGTGATAACTCAGAGTAGTTCATTTGAACTTATCCATCTTTCATAAAATTGCCGCCGCGAGTTGCAGCTCCCATGCCGCGACACTTGCCGCCCATGTACATCTTCTTGGGCATCTTGCCGCCGTAGCTCATTTTACCAACACCGTCAGCAGCGAAAGCTGGTACAGACTGACCACCCTTCTTTACCATTGGCATCTTTCCACCGGATTTCATAGCAACAGGTTTTTTCATTCTTCCACCGTACATCTTTTTCTCAGCTTTCTCTTTCTTTTCGCGCTCTGCTATAGTGAGACCATCAGGGCTTCTAGTACTCATCTCTTCAACCCCATAGATAGATTTTGGACGAGCTTTGGGGCGTAAAGACTTTTTAGGTGCTGACATTCTAATCTCCATCGGTTGTGGTGACAGTAACTCTTCCTACAGACGCTACCATATATTGCGCAGAGTTCCAAACTGGATTCCAACCAAATAGCTCTCGGCTCTCCAGCAAAGAAGTATCTGGGCGTGGATTGCGTAGTGATTGAGGGTCGTTAATCTTTATGCGCCCAAGAAAGTTTTGAGGCTGGTCTGGGTCAACAACATCTCTACCAACAAGAAAGCCCGTCTTAACGCCGTTGTTGTATTCAGGCACAAGGTCTTTGAGGGGGTAGCGAAACCCCGTCTTGTCACAGAACCCGAAGGCGTATTTGGCCTTTGCGTAGCTCATTATCCACCCATCATAAACGTATCAAAGGGTACAAACTTGATTGACGCTGTTTCCTCATCCTCACCAGCAGCGAGCTGGAACTGGAACTCATACTCTTGCTTCAACAGCGGAACACGAGCGGCAACATCCGGCTTCTTCATCGCAATGTAATAGGCCATGCCAGATACCAAAGCTGGTACAAAGCGAGGCGGTACAGTGGTAACCTCCCCACCAATGCCACTAGACAAGCCATCGATACCCTTCAGCCTATAGTAAGATAACGTATACGGCGTAGTGGCGTCCGGCACGGGCCATAGCGTTACTTTGACTTCCGTGGGGAGCCTTTGGACGTAGATTTGGGTTGGCCTGCCTTGCGTGTTTTTGTTGGTTTGCTGGGCGTAGGTCGCGACACTGACCCTTTCGAGGGCGGTGTCGGTTTGATTTGTACCTGTACCTGTGCGGACTTGATGTTCGATGAGGTCGATGGTGTCCGAAGGAAGGGTATACGTTGACGTACCCGCTGTAATAGCGAGCGTACCCGCTTCAATAGTGAAGAGATTGAGACCACGATTCTGCCACTCCAATGTTAATATGTTAAGGCTCCTACGAGCCGTTTTTAGATCATATCCAGAACGCATCTCAAGGCCAGCACGTTCATATGCCTCCTCAAAGAGTTCAGGTAGGTCTGGTGTGACTACTGCCATGATCTAAGTCTTTCTATACTTCGCCGTCTTCTTGGCAATTTTCTTCGGCTGCTTGGCAACCTGCTTACCTTTTTTAGTAGCTTCGCGCTTCTTCTTAGTAGTAGCTGCGTATTCCTTAGCCGTCAAAGCCTTGATAGCTTTCTCAGGGAGGTATCTCTCGCCTGTAGCCTTGGAACCCTGAGTAGAAGGCTTACCAGACTTGGTCCGCCATTTCTGCTTGGTCCAGTCTTTAAGACTTTTTTGGCTTGCTTTTAGCGCCATCTGCT